AGTAGCAATGTCCACACCAACCTCAGTAACCATTACTCTTGCAGAGTACGGTAACTCAGTGTTGGTAACACGTGCGTTGGAACTATTCAGCCTTGCTGATGTAGACCCAGCAATCGCAAACATTATCGCTTACAACCTAGCAGATTCTATCGATGCAGTAGCAATGGAGACATTGCGTGCTGGAACAAACGTAATCTACTCAGGTAATACAGCAACTACAACAGCAACATTAACAGCAGCAGGAACAGTTGACTCAGCAGATATCCGTAAGGCTATCGCTAAGTTACGTTCTGCTAAGGCTGTAGCACGCAAGGGTTCACTATACTGGGCTGGTATCCACCCAGAAGTATCACATGACCTACGTGCAGAGTCATCATCTGGCCAAGGCTGGCTACTTCCTAACCAATACGGTTCTTCACAGGACCGCATCTGGGCTGGAGAAATTGGTAACTACGAAGGTGCATTCTATATTGAATCACCACGTCTTTACTCAGCCAAGGATGGTGCTGACCAAGCAACATTAGCAACAACAGCAGTAACAGTAGCAGGAACATCAGCAGGGTTTACCTTTGGTGTTGCTTCTTCTTCAGTTATCGCTGCACGTGCTGAGGTTGGAGACAAGATTTCAGGAACAGGTATTGCAACTACTGCAAAGATTAGTTCTATTGCCACATCTGGCGATACAACAACAATCACTGTAAGTGTTGCTCATACCGCTGCTGTTACTGCTACAACTGTAGTAACCGTAACTCCTGTAACTCGTGTATTCCGCACAATTATTGCAGGCCAGCAAGCAATGGCTCAAGCCGTTGCTGAAGAGCCACATGTAGTTATCGGACCAGTAGTTGACAAGTTAATGCGTCACCGCCCAATGGGTTGGTACGGCGTACTTGGCTTTGCACGCTACCGTGAAGAAGCGCTATACCGAATCGAATCAGGTTCATCAATCGCTGCTCTTTAGTAGCAATGGGGGGTGGGGCTTACGCCCTGCCCCTCTCTTAATAAAGGACTAAAATGACTACATATATTTTTGATACACCAATAGTTAGAGAAGGTCCAGCGGGTGGACACCGCCTATTTTACTTTTATAAATTAAATCGTGGGATAACTATTATCCGAGATAACGGGATATACAAGCAGGTACGCTACTTAGTAGATGAAGACTTGCAGAATTACCAAGAGGTTTATCTTGGTGGAAGCCGTCACATAGTTGACGATGCTACAAAGGCTAGATTAATAGCAGCCAATGTTGGGGTAACGGAAGAGAATTTTATAGCACAATGAGTCTACATCAATTAAGAACACATCCAGAATTTGTAGAAGATTGCTTTGGATGCAAGATAAGCACACTAGAATTAAGTACAGGTGATGCTAATGGTAGAGCATCTATGCCATTACGTAAGTGGGAGGGCGAACTGCAAGCATATAGAGATGCTCGCAAGCAAGGTATCCAGCCAGCAGGAACTACTATGGCTAAGATAGAAGCAGCACAGAAAGCATCAGAGAATTTGGGTAGGGCTTACAACGCTGAAAAGGACCCAAATGCTAGACACATAGATAAAAAAACCGCTAAAACAATCAACGAACTAGGAGCATAATATGCCAATGGTAAATGGAGAGAAGTTCCCTTACACAATGAAGGGCAAGGCTATGGCTAAGAAAGCAGCCAAGAAGTCAACAAAGAAAATGACCATGAAAAAGATGGCTATGAAAAAAATGGGTAAGAAGAAGTAGCATGGCTGCTAAGAAAAAGATTACTTTAAAAGATATTGCTAATCGACTGGAAACATTGCAAGATAGAAATGCCAAAAAGTCAGTTCCTATTCCTAAACGTATGGGTGCTGGTGACCCTAATTATATTAAAAATATGATTGCTGCTGGCAAGGCTAGACGAGCACAACTACCAAAAACAACAGCAAAAGATAATTCATATGTTGATAGAATGTATGGACCTATTGCTGGTTCAGGAAAGTAAAGGATTAATATGGCAAGACCATCTCAAGTTAAACCAAAGCCTAAGAAGTTAACAGATATTCAAAAGCGTGAAGAAATTATTAAGCAACATCAAAAACGAATATCTCCTGCAGGTATTGCTGCTGCTGAGGCTGCTGCTAAGAAAGCAATTGAAGACAAATATCCAGGACTGTTTATACCTGAAACTAAAATTTCAGCACCTGGACGTAGAGGTAGATAATGGCATCATCTGGCAGTTATAAGCGCCATGATGGTTTTAATCCAGTTCAAATTAAAGATGGCCTAGTGGTTCGTATAAATAAAAATGGAACCATTAGGTCTATTCTTGGAAGGTATGGGGAGCATGGCAAAGACAGCAGCATGGCAAAGAAAAGAAGGTAAGAATCCTAAGGGTGGACTCAACGCTAAGGGCAGAGCATCCTACAAGGGTGGAACACTCAAGGCGCCCGTGAAAAGCGGCGACAACCCCCGTAGAGCCTCATTCTTGGCCCGTATGGGCGGAATGCCAGGACCTGAGCGTAAGCCTGATGGCTCACCAACAAGATTACTTTTATCACTACAAGCATGGGGTGCTAGTTCAAAGTCAGATGCTAAGGCTAAGGCTGCAGCAATCTCTAAAAGAAATAAGAGTAAGAAGTAATGGCAGCGAAGAAGGCTAAGTCTAAAGTTAATGCCGCTGGTAACTACACCAAGCCTGGTATGAGAGCATCATTGTTTAAGAAGATTAAGGCTGGCTCAAAGGGCGGAGACCCTGGGGAATGGTCAGCACGTAAAGCACAACTACTTGCTGTGCAATATAAGAAGGCTGGCGGAGGATACAAGTAATGGCCCTTGCTAAGTCTCAAGCATCACTTAAGAAGTGGACTGCTCAGAAGTGGAAAACTTCTGATGGTAAACCATCTAAAGGTAAGAAAAGATATTTACCTGAAAAAGCATGGGCTGCATTAAGTTCTGCCGAGAAGGCTGCAACCAATAAGGCTAAGGCTGCTGGTAATAAACGGGGCAAACAATTTGTTAAACAACCTAAATCAATAGCCAAAAAAACATCTAAGTACAGATAAGGTAAATTATAATGTCAACCCTACAAGATATGACTGATGAGGTTCTTATCAACCTTGCTGGCTATACGCTACAGCAAGATAAGTCTACACATCTTACTGCAGCATTAGCCACTACCACATCTACCATTGCTAGCCCTACAATTCTACAACTTGCAAGTACTGACCTTGGTAAAGGTACTATTGAAATTGGCGAAGAATTATTATGGGTTGATTCATTTGACCGTATTGCTAATACAGCCACTGTATCTCCGTATGGTCGTGGCTATCTAGGTACTACCGCAGCCACTGCTGCTGCTGGAACTAGGGTAGTTATTAGCCCAACCTTCCCACGTTATGTAGTTAAGAAGGCTATCAACGATACTATCCGTGCCTTAGGCGCATCTATTTTTGCAGTTAAACAAACAACCTTTACATACAATGCAGCAATTACTACATATGAATTAGAGAATAAAAATATTAGAAACATCCTAACAATGCACTGGGAAAGTATTGGTCCATCTAAAGAATGGATTCGTGTTAAGAGATTTGACTTTGATGCGTTGCCAGAGATTAACACTTGGGGTGCAACAACTCAGACAGTAACCATTGGTGACATTATTACCCCAGGTAGAACCGTAAAGGTTGTCTATGCTACAGAGCCAGAAGCATTAAGTTCTAACTCAGATGTATTTACAACTGTTACTGGACTACCTGAATCAGTTCGTGATGTAGTAATTATTGGTGCAGCATACAGATTACTTACATATCTTGACCCAGCCCGTTCTGCAATGGTTAGCCCACAAGCAGATGAGACAGACTCAAAGCGTCCATTTGGTTCATCTGGAAATTCAACAAGACAACTCTTTGCACTATACACACAACGTTTGGCAGAGGAAACAAAAGCACAACAGCAACAGTATCCAGCCAGAGTTCACTACAGCCGATAGGAACATAAATGACAACACGTAAATACTCATCCCGCTCACAGCAAACTACATTAACATCAGCCATTACGGCTGGTGCTACTACTATGGTTGTTGGTTCTGGTACATCACTACTAGGTGGTGCAACAGTAACTGGAACCGAAAGATTTACAGTAGTAATTGACCCAGATACAGCCCTTGAAGAAATTGTAGATGTCAGCGGAGTATCAACTAATACCCTAACCATAGCCCGTGGTATTGAGGTTGGTGGTACAGGTCAGGCTCACTCTGCTGGTGCAGTAGTTAGACATATGGCTATTGGCCGTGACTATCGTGAATCTAACCTACACATTGAAGCAACGGCGGCTTACAATGATGGAACTGCTACCCACGACCTACACGGAATCGCTTCAGGTGAAGGTGATGTAGTAGGTACAGCCAAGACTCAAACCCTTACAAATAAAACTTTAACTAGCCCTAAGATTAATGAAAACGTAGCATTAACTGCAACCTCTACAGAACTTAATATCTTAGATGGTGTTACCGCAAGTGCTGCTGAACTTAACATATTAGACGGAGTTACTGCTACTGCTGCAGAACTTAATATCCTTGATGGAGTTACTGCTACTGCTGCTGAGTTAAATATTCTTGATGGTGCTACTTTATCAGTAACCGAACTTAACTATGTAGATGGCGTAACCTCTGCAATCCAAACACAGATAGATGCTAAGGCTCCTATTGCCAGCCCTACATTTACTGGCACAGTTACCCTTCCTACTAGCACAGTAACTAGCGCAATGATTTCTAATGGCACTATTACAAACGATGACATCAATGCATCTGCTGGTATTACCTATGGTAAGTTATCTTTAACTGGTGGAATAGTAAATACAGATATTGCCAATGGTGCTGCTATCTCACTAGGTAAGTTAGCATCTGACCCACTAGCACGTGCTAACCATACTGGTACTCAAACAGCATCTACTATCTCTGACTTTGATACACAGGTAAGAACATCTCGTTTAGACCAGATGGCTGCGCCTACTTCTGCGGTATCTCTTAACAGCCAGAAGATTACATCTTTGGCTACACCTACCGCTGATGCTGATGCTTCAACCAAGGCTTATGTAGATACATCTATTGCTAACCTAATCAACGGTGCTCCTAGCACACTTGATACCCTTGATGAAATTGCTGCTGCTCTTGCAGATACAGCAAACTTTTCAGACACGGTAGTCCTAAAGGCTGGCTCTACAATGACTGGTGCCTTGACATTATCAGGTGCTCCTACTGTAGACCTACACGCTGCTACTAAGTTATATGTAGATGCCGTGGCTGGTTCTGCAACTGCTGCTGCATCCTCTGCTGCTGCCGCTGCTACAACTTATGATAACTTTGATGATAGATACTTAGGTGCTAAGTCAACTGCCCCATCTGTAGACAATGATGGTGATGCATTAATTGAAGGTGCCCTATATTGGAACTCAGTAGCCGACACTATGTTTGCTTGGACAGGTTCTGCTTGGGGTTCTATTTCCTCTACTGCAGCAATCTTCCGCTACAAGTATACCGCTGCTGGTGGAGAGACATCTGAGTCTGGACTAGACGATAATGGCATAACACTTTCTTATATTGCTGGTAAAGAGCAGGTATATCTAAATGGTGTTCTATTGGTTCGTGGTTCAGATTACACAGCATCTGATGGAACAAGCATCGCATCCTTGTCAGCCTTGGCTGCTGGTGATGTATTAGAGATTATTACCTTTACAGCCTTTGACTTGGCTACTGCTATTGACAAGGCTCTCTTTGATGCTAAGGGTGATATTCTTGTAGCAACCGCTGCAGATACACCAGGCAAACTAACAGTAGGAATAGATGGATATTATTTAAAGGCTAACTCAGGAACTGCAACAGGTCTTGAATGGGCATCTGTTCCTGCTCCAGATTTAACGCAATACTCAGACATAACTATGACCATAATGGGTGCATACTAACAGAAAGGTACAGTACAAATGGCTGTAACATCTAAGGCTCTATTTCGTGGAGCCGCATCAACATCGAGCACAACCTTATACACAGTTCCAACTACATCTACTACTACAATAGTAACTAATATTTTAGTTGCTAATACTGCAGCAGCAGTAGCAACATTTGATATGTCAATAGACGGAGTTCAAATTGCAAATGACGTAAGTATTGCAGCAAATGACACACTTACCATTGACCTTAAGCAAGTAATACCTGCCAATGCTACTCCTAAAATTATTGTAGGATTAGCCTCAGCAACAACAGTTAACTTTCACATTTCAGGAGTGGAGATAGTCTAATGGCAGTTACATCGTTTAAATACGGACCTAGTAATAAATTTTGGGACGGAATTTCTGCTCAAATAGTAACTGTTGATTACCTTGTTGTTGCAGGTGGTGGAGCGGGTGGTTCTCCTACTGCTGCAGGAGATTCAGAAGGTGGTGGCGGCGGCGGTGCAGGTGGTATGCGTTGCACTGTAACTGGTACTGGTGGTACTGGTTCTTTAGAATCTTCTTTAATATTAAGACCTAATATTAATTATACGGTGACTGTCGGAGCAGGTGCTGCACAAACTGCTGCAAACGATAACCAAGGTGCTAATGGTAGTAACTCTGTATTTTCTACAATTACTGCAACTGGCGGCGGCGGTGGTGGTAAAACTGGTGCTGCTGGAAATAATGGCGGTTCTGGCGGAGGTGGTGGTTCTGGACCTGGTGCTACTAAACCTGGAGGTACTGCAACCCCAAGCGGGCAAGGTTTTGGCGGTGGATTTGGCTCTGTTAGTGCTACATCAGGCGGTGGCGGAGGCGCTGGTGCTGTAGGTAGTAACGCTGCAGGTTCTAATTCAGGCTCTGGTGGAAGCGGCGTTCCAACTTCTATTACTGGTTCATCAGTTACATATGCTGGTGGTGGTGGCGGTGGTGCTTATGATAGTCCTAATGCTGGTGCTGCTGGAACTGGTGGAGGCGGTGCTGGTGGTGGCGGTGGTGGTAATGGTACTGCTGGAACCGTCAATAGAGGTGGTGGCGGTGGAGGTGGTAGCCGTAACACTGGAGCAGGTGCTGCAGGTGGTTCAGGTATTGTAATACTTAGATACTTAACAGTAGACGGAACAATTACAATAGGTGCTGGTTTAACTGGTTCTACTGCAACAGATGGTTCATATAAAGTTACCACAATTACTGCTGGTACTGGAAATGTAAGTTGGGCGGCATAATGGCACATTACGCATTCTTAGACAACAACAATGTAGTTACTGAAGTAATTACAGGCATAGATGAGACTGAACTTATTGAAGGATTAGATACTGAAACTTGGTATGGTAACTTCAGAGGTCAAGTATGTAAGAGAACATCTTACAATAACAATATTCGTAAGAATTATGCAGGTATAGGTTACACCTACGATGCTACAAGAGATGCTTTTATAGCACCTAAACCTTTTAACTCTTGGGTATTAGATGAGGCTACTTGCCGTTGGCAAGCGCCTACTCCTATGCCTACAACAGAAGGTAAGTTTTACTACTGGTCAGAGGATGACCTAACCTGGAGGGAAGTAACCAATGACTAAAGCAAGAGATATAGCAAGCGCAGCCCCTGCACCCTCTACCGTAGATGCAACAGAGTTAGGCTACTTAGATGGAGTTACCTCTGCTATACAGACGCAGATTAATACTAAGGCTGCTTCGTCAGGTCCTACTTTAACTAGTCCTATAGTTATTAGCCCAGAGGAACGTACAACTATATCGGCTACTGCTGCTACTGGAACTGTTAACTTTGATGCTTCTACTCAGGGTGTTCTTTATTATACAACCGATGCCTCTGGTAACTGGACATTAAATGTACGAGGCACATCTGGCACTACTCTTAACTCCGTTCTTGCTACAGGTGATGCTATTACTGTTGCTTTTTTAGTAACTAATGGAGCCACAGCATATTATCAAACAGCATTTAACATTGATGGCTCTGCCGTAACACCTAAATATTCTGGTGGAACCGCACCTGCTGCTGGCAACGCTTCTGCTATAGATGTATACACATATACAATTGTTAAAACAGCATCAGCAACCTTTACTGTATTTGGTGCTGGTCCAATTAAGTACGCATAAGGAGACATAATGCCATTATTTAGTGCTGTATCTGCAGGAGGAATACCTAAAGCAACCGTAACTGCTACTACTGGTTCTCCAGATATTGATTCATCTACCCGTGCTGGTAAAACTATTTATAAGTTTACAGGTTCTGGTTCTATTACTATTGGCACAGCAGGTACTTGCGAATTGCTTTTAGTTGGTGGTGGAGGCTCAGGTGGAGTTGGTGAAGGTGGTGGTGGTGGTGCTGGTGGATTTGTTTATAATACAGCAGCAATTCTTCCTGCTGGAACATTAACTGTAACTGTTGGCGCTGGCGGTGCTGGTCAAACATATACAGGTGGCGGTACTTCAGGCGCTGCTGGATTAAATGGAAATGCATCTGCTATTGGCAATTTTGTAGCAATTGGTGGTGGCGCTGGTGCAGCAGTTGTACAGGGTAATCCAGCCCTTATTGGTTTTAGCGGTGGAAGTGGTGGCGGTATAACTGGCACTGGCAGTACTGGTGGTAGTAGTCAACTTTCACAAGGTAATAACGGTGGAGCAGGTAATAGTAATAGAAGTGGTGGTGGTGGTGGTGCTGGTGCTGCAGGTGCTAATGCAACTGCAAGCGTTGGTGGTGCTGGTGGTAATGGTACTGCTAATTCAATTACTGGTTCATCAGTAACCTATGCAGGCGGCGGGGGCGGAAATGATAATGGTGGTGGCGCAAGCGGTGGTACAGGTGGTGGTGGTGCTGGTGGTTTAAATTCAAGCACTGCTGGAACTGCTAACACAGGTGGTGGTGGAGGCGGTACTCGTAATAGAACTGATGGTAACGCTGGAGGCGCTGGCGGTTCAGGAATAGTTATAGTAGTTGTTGGTTAATTTAAATAAATAAGGGGACACAATGATAAGACCAAAAGAAACAGTAACTATTGCGTGGTGTGATAATGGAATGGTTGATGGTAAGTTTGCTGAAGGTTTAACCTACGTAATACTTACAGCCCCACAAGCGGGCATGCATATTAACAATGCTATGCGAGTACAGGGTAATCAGATTGGCAGACAAAGACAGATAGCCCTTGATAAATGGGCTGACGATGTTAAGACAGACTGGATACTATGGGTAGATTCAGACATCTACCTAACTACAGATGTACTTAAGAAGGTATGGGATGCAGCAGATAAAGAGTTACGCCCAATAGTTAGTGGTGTTTACTTTATCTCAAAGGAGAATGAGTCCTCAGTAATGAGACCATTCCCTTGTATCTTTAAGAACATATCTGAGTATGAAATCCAGTACATACATCCACTACCTAAAGATAAATTACTAGAGGTTGACTCTGCTGGTATGGGGTTTGTGCTAATGCACAAATCTATCGTGCCAAAACTACGTGCTAAGTATCCTGGCCAGTCTATGTTTGCTGAGCAAGAAGGATTAGGCGACCAGTTTATTGGCGAAGATATTGTTTTCTTCCGTAAGGTTAGGGCTGCTGGTATACCAGTACACGCCCATACAGGTGCGTTAGTAAAGCATATGAAAAGATTTAGTTTAGATATTGATTACTATGCGCTGTATTGGAACATGGCTGCAATGCAAGAACAAGCAATGAAATTAAAAGAAGAAGCAGAAAAACTAAAACCTAAGGAGTAACGTGGCTGGTCGTGATATTACCGAAGGTCGTGCTGAACG